CGAACAAGGAAGCGTGGGACAGTCTGGAGGAATACCTGCAGGAGCAAATCCAAATGACGCTTCGGGCGTTGGTGGCGGCACAATCGGAACTGGAAGTGTTCCGTCTGCAGGGGAAGATAACTTCACTGGAACAGATCAAGGGCCTGAAGGCTGATTACGAGGTAGCAAAAGACTAGAATGGCAAATTCAAGTTTTATTTCTGATGTAATTTCTGGAGTAACAGGACAAGTAACAGGAGATATACTTGGTTCTAACATTATTCCTGCTGCGCCTTCTGCTGTTAAAAAACGTCCCAGTCCTTCTGGATATAAACAAACTCCTTTACCCACAGCTAAAAGAACATCTGGTACTTCTTCTAATGTTACTGTATCTACTGTTACAGAACAAGGAGATAATGACGAGGGTGCTTCAATAGTAGGAACAGGATACAGTCAAGATTACAAATACGACTATGAAGTAACCCCAATAACAGGTGGTCCAAAGTATAATGAAATATACAGAGATGCTGTAGAACCTGACTTTGGAGTGTCTTACTTACAGTTTGTAGCTAACGAACACTTTGCAGGTAAAACATCTTACAATAGAGTTACAGGACAATTTAAACAAGGAATGCCCGCTGCGTTTTCCGGTGTTATGGGAGCAGCAGGTCTTCCCACTTTTCTTACAGGTGCGGGGGGTGCTATATCACAAAAAAATTTAGAAAGCATTGCTAGAAACGCATACGTGGGAAAAGATGGTTATGCAGTAGCCGAATTAAATGGACGTACAATTGGTTTATCTCCCGGAATATTTGGCGGAACCACTGTCCTTTCGGGAGTATTGCCTAACGAACTTACTGCTTTACAAAGAAGACAAATAACTGAACAGCTACAAGAAATATCAAAAACGACAGAAGCTTCCGGCGCATATAGCGAAATGCAAGCAACTCCTATAAATGAAGCACCACATCCCGGACTTGCTCGTACTAACTACAATAGCACTTTAAATGATACATCGGGAAGTGAAACACAGCAAGGGAGTGGTACTAGCTTTAGTGATCCTACATCTGACAGTTGGTCACCTAGTGGTAGAGATTGGGCAGTAGGAGGAAAAGTAGATACTGTTTCAACAAAAGATAAAAAGGGTCCTGCTCAAAACACAGGATTTATAGATGGCCCACCCCAAAACTATTCAAAAGGCATGACTGTAGCTGACACAGAAGACATGAAAGTCCGTGTGGGATCATTTGTTATTAACGCACCTACAACAGAGCGGTTACAAAAAGAAGGCAAGCTACCAAAAGGTCCACAAAAACGTAAAGCTGCAAAAGGCGGCAAGATGATGGACGTAGCGTTATCTAAAGGTGAATATCTAATAGACGTAGCAGACATTGAAAAGTTTGGTGGGTATGATGCATTAAACGCAGAAAATGACAAAGGCAAAGCAGAAGTAGAACGTAGGCAAGCTGCAGCTAGTGGTGGTTTTATTAACGGCTACCAATACGGCGGATCAACAGGAATAAAAGCAGGACCTTTATCTACCGTAGAACTTATGAAGTCAGGATTAAACTTGACCAATCCTACCCCTTCTAGCTTTATGGAATTTGATTCTGGTGATCTTGCTCCCTACACAGTTAACGGAATAAACGTAGGAAATGTACAAAAAGCTTTAACCCTTGTAGAAACTAGAGGCTATCAAGATCGTAATGAAGGATACTTTTTTACACGAGCAGATACAAGTGGAAAAGAATCTTCTGCGTTTGGCCCCCTTCAGATTACCAAAAAAACACTTGAAGGTATGGTAAGTGATAACTTTGGTGAGTTAGAATTAGCGTTTAAAACTGAACCCGGCTTTAAAGAATATTACAATAAAATGATTGTAGAAGGCCGTAACGCAGTTAACGTAAAAAAATATAAAGATATTTACGTAGGACCAGAAGGTTCAGCCAGACCTACCTATGCTTCCGAAGAAGAAAAAGCTAAGTATAAAGGTTTAGGATATGGCAACATACCTGTAGATGAACATAAAAAATACTATCCTACCCTTGCTTCTGTGTACATGAACTATAAAGCAGGAATGAGCAAATCTGAAGAAGATTTAGTAGTTAAACATTTTGGCAATAAAAAATCTTTAAAAAAATATCAAGATGCTAAAAAGGAACTTGGTATTAAATAATTCGTCAGCTACCCGCCTAGCGGCCCTGACATAACCGGAGCGGCTACCCGTTGCCATACGGCCCCGCAAGTGAGGTAAACAATGGCTAAAAAAGTACGTGGGCATCGTGCCAACAAACCAAACGACTCTTTCGGAACAATCAACAGCGAAACGCTATACAAAGGCAACTATCGACCTGATGTCTATGAAGACGAAGAAGATACCCCTGAAGTAGAAGCAAGCGAAGATACCGAACAACCTGAAGCAACAAGCTTTGTAGAAACAAAAGAAGAATCACCAAACCACGACTACAAAAAACGGTATGATGATTTGAAACGTCACTACGATGCAAAATTAGCGGAGTTTCAGGACGAAAAACGGCAACTAGAAGTAGCAACACGGGAAGCAAACGTCCCTATGCCAAAGACAGTTGAAGAGTTAGAACAGTTCAAAGCAGAATATCCTGATGTGTATGGAGTGGTGGAAACAGTAGCAGCAATGCAAGCTACAGAACGCACCAGCAAGCTTCAAGAAGAATTAGACACTATCAAGGAACGTGAAAAAGAAACTGTGGTTCAAGCGGCATACCGCGAACTAACAGCTAATCACCCAGACTTCGATTCGATCAAATCGGATGAAAAGTTTTTAGCTTGGCTAGACGAACAGCCTGACACTATTTCAGATGGTATTTATAAAAACAATACCGATGCTCGTTTGGCCTCTAGAGTTATTGATCTGTACAAAGCAGATGCAGGTATCTCTAAAAAGAAGACAACTAAAGCGAATAACGACGCTGCAAGTTCTGTACGCGCTCCTAAAGCTAGGGACATTACATCAGAACAAGGTGGAGAAAAGCGCATTTGGAAATCTTCGGAAATTCGATCTTTAAAACCGCACCAGTTTGAGAAGCTAGAAGCTGAACTCGACCTAGCACGGAACGAAGGCCGGATTGACATGAATAACTAGACTTAACCTCAAAACTATAATGGAAGGATTGAACAATGGCGTTCAGTACATCTTCTGGATATGGAAACTTACCATCCGGTAATTTTGCACCAGAAATCTTTAGCCAAAAAGTTCTCAAGTTTTTCCGTCGTGCTTCGGTTGTGGAAGATATTACTAACACCGACTACGCTGGCGAAATTGAAAACTTTGGCGACACAGTCAAAATCATTAAGGAGCCTACTGTATCAGTAGCCGCGTATCAACGTGGTTCTGTGGTAAATCCGCAAGACTTGGCTGATGACCAAATCTCTATGGTTGTTGACAATGCAAACGCTTTTGCGTTTAAAATTGACGACATCGAAGAGCGTCACTCGCACGTAAACTTTGAAGCACTTGCCACCTCTTCTGGTGCGTTTGCTCTAAAGCGTAAGTACGATGCTGCCGTTCTACAGCATATTTCTGATGCCGCTGGTATTGCAGCGTCTGCCGTTTCTGGTACGACTCTGACAACTACTGCTGCAGCAGGTACATTGGGAACAGCTAATGCTCCTATCAACGTTGAAACAAACGACAACGGCATCAACTTGATGCTGGCTATGGCTCGTTTGCTTGACGATGAGTCTGTGCCTGAAGAAAACCGCTGGTTTGTAGCACCTCCAATCTTCTACGAGAAGATGTTCCAAGCTGGCAACAAAATCGCCGAAGTCCAAGTGACTGGTGATGCTTCATCTCCGCTGCGTAATGGCCTTGCCATCAACGGTACCTTTGCTGGTTTCCGCTGTTACAAGTCTACTGCACTAAACAGCACAGGTGGAACTGACCAGTTAACACTGACTGATGGTTCTGCTACTCTTGCAACAGATGGCTCTGAGAACGTTGTTCTTGCTGGTCACATGTCTGCTGTAGCCACTGCTTCGCATATTGCTAAGACCGAAGTGGTTCGTTCAACTGAGTCATTCTCTGATGTCATTCGTGGACTTCACGTTTTTGGTCGCAAGGTATTGCGTCAAGAAGCTGTTGTTCGTGGCGTCATTGACTTCGCGTAAGGGGGCTAAATAAATGGCTACTATTGATTTCACCATAACAGGTGGGGGAACTGTAGGACATCCCGCGCATGCGATTCGTCCTTACATCATGCAGTCAAAGATTTTTGACGCTGCTGATGCAAACCTTACAGCTAACGATGTCATTAAAGTGATTGACCTACCGGAC